ATCAACTGATGATGCGGGGCTAGGTCATCAATGTAGGTCGTCGCAAGATCCGTCCAAGCAATCACTGGGTCACGAATGTATTCAAACCTCAAATAACTGCTGTTATAACTCTGGGCGAGGATTAGGAGTGTTCCATTAACACAATAATCACCAAGCCCCTGGGCCACCTCAAGAGCCGTATTGGTCGGAGTAAGGTAGTAGTTGAGCGTATCTGAAGTGTTGTTATCAACTTTAGCAACCCGAATTAGTCGGCTCATCAGCTTATTGTCTGTAACGGCCGTGGCACCAAGCACGGGCTTTCCGTCAGTAAAGTTGGCACCGACCGTAAGATCAATTTTGTCAGCGTCCGATGCGATGAGCATGTGGGTTCGCTCAACGTAATAATCCGGGTCAATGGACGACACCCTTTGCCTGAAGTCTGAGTATCCAGCCTTGAGATAGGTATCGGTATTGCCCGCTGTTAGAAACGTCTGGTCGGTATCATCAACCAACGACTGAAAAAGGTTGTAAACCTCACCGACGTTCATCAGCCGCCTCCCATATCCGTCCTTCGGACGCCCTGTTCAGGGTTTGCCTCGCCATCCATCATTTGGCGGGCGATCTTAAGTGAGTTGAGTTTGGAGAACTCTTGGCTCTGCTGCAAGGCCGCAACGGGGCTATCCATTGCTATGACCTGATCTGCTGCTTGGGCCGGGTCTTTTGTTGTGCGGGGGAACACTCGGTCGTTGACCATTTCCTCGACAAACTGTTGTTCTGGTTTGCCGAATGTCTGGACACTAACTAATACATCCCGAATGTATTCCTGCCGCTCTGGTGGGAGTTGGTAATAATCGGGGCTGCGCACAAAGTCAGAAAAGACCTCACCAAATGCAGGCAGATCGTCAGTAGTAAAGATTTCAATCTGATGGCCGAGAACAGCAGCTTGGAGAATGTCGTTTGCATGGGCCATTGCCTCCAGTTTCTCAGTAACGAAAGCGTTGCCAGTTCCAAACTGCATTTCCGTAAGGGCAGTCTGTTTGTCGATGAGGCCAAGCTGAAGCATATCAACAATCTTCTGGTCCCTGTCCTGCTTCTCGTTGCGGAACAGTGAGCCTGCTTCAATAAACACTTCGGGGTCTTCGACGAGGTTCGTCGAGTGAAGGTATTGGAAGATGACCTTACCAAAGCTGTCCATCATCCGAGTCATCTTACCCTCGGAGTAATACTGTTTCATCAAAGTCAGGACCACAGTACCAAGGTCTGCGGCGGCCTTTTCGATGTTTGCTTGGGTTGTCTGAAGCTGGGTGGCGTCCTTGCTGGATAGCTCCTGAATAGCTTTGCCCGATGTCACACCAATAGCTCGCTTCCCTAGCGATGTGGCGTGGATACCAGAAACGTCCATCATCTCGCTGGCAATCTGCGAAATGTTCTGAAGAACAAAGCCCGGAAGGCTGGGCGGGGTGACGGCCGTTGGGGCTCCCCCCGCTGGGTTGTAGTAGACCTTTTCCCCGCGGCGATTGGTGATGGCGTTCGGCCCCACGCCTGCGGTTTTAGGAATGAGCCATTTGGGGTTGCCAATCAGGTCGGCGTTTTCGATCACCTGCGCTCGTGACCTGTTGTATTGCGACTGAAGATCAATGAGGGGCTCAAGGCACCCGAGGCCCCACAGGCGTCCGGGAATATCCGTGTAGGTAATCATCTGGAGAGGATTTACTGACCCGACCCACTTGCCCTTGAACAGGTAGGTGGTATCGAGCAGAACCCTGCGCTCGTTGTTGCCGAAAAATATCTCGTAGATTTTCAGCCGATCCTTGAGTTTCTCTTTAGGGTAAAGACCGAAGGCGCTCCTTAGCGGGCTCTTGTAATCGCTTTCAGCAGCCTTCTTAATGACCTCTTTGAATTCCGGGTAAGCCTCTTCAAGCTCGTCTCGGTTTACCAGCTTACAATATGCGCGATAGTTGGACTCGCTCAGGCGCGTTGTGCCGGGCTCAAAGTACAAGCGGTACGGGTCAATGGCCTCGCTGCAAACATCTTTGCCTGTGTAGCGGGTGTAAAGACCAACATTCCCACAAGTAATCATCCAAGAGATAGCCTCCTCGAAAACCGAGGCCATGTTTTCTCTGGACCAGTAATAGCGGAGGGCCGCCTCGCTGGTTTGTGCCTTCACCACATCCTCTGGGGAGGGGGAGGCCGGGAGCACTGTTAGGGATGGGTAGTTGATCGCTAGCCGGGATTCGATGTTCCGGTAAATGTTGATAAGCAGGTTGATGGTGACATTCGACGCATTGTTTCCTCTGCGGCGAAAGTCGTTGGCTGTCTGGTCATAGTAGAGGTGCTGCCGACCCTGAAGGTACAGCAGGCAAAGATCCCATGTTCGGCTGTATCGGTTCCTGTCGTTATCAAACGACTCCAGCTTGGTCTTCATTGCCGATGCTTTAGGGATCTTCATGCTAGAGCCTTCTTCTTCTTTTTGGCGGCATTGCGGCGAGCCTCACTGTGAGCAATAGCAACTGCTTGCTTGGGTTTATACCCTGAGTCAATTAGCTCTCGGATGTTGCGCTGAACAACTCCTTTAGAGGCTCCTTTTTCCAGCGGCATTTACCATCTCCACTTCATACCTACGGTTCCCTGCCAATCGGTGGTACCACCCCAGGCGGCTCCTGCTGACAGTTGGGCGGTGAGGTCGAAGTCTCGCCCGAGTGTATGTCTAACAGCAGCACCAGCATCCCACCTATCAGTATTCCCACTAAGAGAAAGATCAAGGCCGCCGCTATCGCCAGGGCGTAGTATAACAGGGGCTAGCTCTCGGAGTCCGAGGGCTTTCCCGCGCTGGTAGCGGCCTCCACAGCAGCACGCTTCTGCTTGGCTACATCCTCCATACTAATTCCCAGCACACCTCCCAAAGCACCCAGAACGCTTGCCACGATTGCCTCAGTGGGAAGGTTAGGGAAGAAATGGTGAAGGAGAACAGGCAGAGCGGCAGCAGCCACAGCCAGCCAGAGCTTTCGGCTTTTCATCTTGTCCATAATTAGACTCCTAATGCGAAGGTAACTAAAACGGTTGTTGCCGGGAGTTTGCCGCCGACATCGGTTGCTGTCACTGTGATCTTGGCACCAGCACCGAGCTTTGTGAGCCCGGCCGTAGTCACCTCCGGGCGCTGTACAGCGACGGCTGCCTGATCGCAGGTGAACGCCGGGAAGATAGCTGCCGCATCTGTTTCAATCTCTACAGTGCAGCCGGCACCACCAGCAACAGCGTGCTGATAAAGGACGGCATCAAGAACGAAGCAGGGGTTAGCTACCGTGATTTCATAGACCCCGGTTGCCGCGGCCGCTGTCGTGAATCGGTACACCCCAATGGGCGCTCCGGTTTGGAGAGCGAAGGGGAAGCCAGCGAAACTGTAGTCCAACGATTGGGCAAAATGAGACGAGGGGATAGCGGTGGTGGTTCCCAGACTATTGAAGTCCGAATCAATCACCCAAACCCCCCCAGCAAGACGCCAGTAAAGAGAGTTGGCCTTATCGTAAACTGTTTCGGATTGCGTTGGTGTTGAGAACCTCCACCCTTGGCCGTCAATAAAGGTGGCAAGCTGGTTTTCCCGACCAACAAAGATCCCCGAAGTGAACGCCGAAGCAACCAACCACATCTGGTAATTAGCCAAACCGGATGGCGGTGCCGCAGTGGTGACACCCTCGACGACGTAGGTTGGTGTGATCCCGCGTGGGGAAGGATAAGATACTGCCATTTTATAACCCTATTCTTGAAGAAACTTGAGTAAGTCGCTTAGTTCTTTGCTTTTTTTGGCTGCCTCTTCGTCGGCCTTCATCTCTTTTCCGGCCGAGACGCCGCCGAGTCCAGCCTTTAAGGCTTGATCCATTGACTCCTTTGATACTCCGTCGCCACTCGAAACCTCTGAGACACCCTCTCCAAGGGCTTTTCCGCCCTGGTATGCAGCCATGGTTGCTGTGGGGTTTCCCTGACTGAGGTAAGCTGTTACTGCCGCTGCCGGAATCCCAACAACATTGCCGGCGATACCTTTATTGGACGCCTTTGCTTCGGCCCTCTTCTTGGCTGTGCGCCTCTTGAGTTCCTCCATGTTGCCAGTCCGCTTGTAGACTGAACCCAAGCCTTGGTAAGCCATGACTACTCCATTATATCATCAACAGAAACGGGGTCGGGATCAGAGCCGCCTTGGTAATCCTGTGACCAGGCAGAACGGATGGCCCTGGCTACCGCAAAGATAGCCAGAGCCTCCGCCGCCTGAAGTAACACTGAGATTACCTCAAGTACCATCAGATACCTGCGTAACTAATACCGACGAGGATGCCATTCCGATTCGGGTTATGGCAGACCAAGTTGTAGTAGTAACGCACATACGCCTCATACGAGTCACGGTTGGTGACACGCGAGAGCACGTTGCCGTCAAGGTTAGCAAGCTCGGGAGCCTCAACCTCAGTGACAATCCAGCTTTCTGCCCGCAGGAAGATAAGCAGACCCTTGCCGCAATGACGGGAAACCTTGAGCGGAATACCATTGAAGGTAAACCCGCTGCGGAATCCGGCATCGCCGCTGTCCACATCTTTCTGATAGGCAGCCGCACCCGTGCCAGCAGCAACAGCACTTTGGACCAACAGGCCCATGTACTCTTGGCGGAAGATGTAATGAGCAATCATGCAATCAGGCATTTCGCCCGACGCTGTTGAAATCTCATCCAGAATCCACTGCATGGTCTTGGGGGTAATCAGTGCGGTGCGAGCACCATTTGCTGCCACAGCACGAACCGTGCTCTGTAGCGAGGTTGCCGTTCCGGTCAGATCAGAGCGATCAACGCCGAAGTGATTCAGCGGAGTATCATACTCACCACCAGCCAGGTTGGTATAAATACCAGCCGCCGTGTTGACGGTACGCGCCGCAGCAGGGTCATCCTGAACCACAACAGCAACCGCCGCATTAGCAGCAATCGCCGCAAATGTTTGGGCAACAGCAAACTCAACCTTACCGGCTGATGCAGCCTGCTTAACCTGCGTGGTTGCAAACACCGCATAGGTATCTAGGCGGATGAGCTTGCAGTTCACGAAGGGCGCACCATTGACCGGGAGGGCCTCAAGGTTGCCACTGAACTCGTGGTCCGTCGCAGCAGCAACGTTTCGGTCGTGGACGAAGCCAACGCAACCACCACCCGTAAAGGCAACCGCATCTGCGGTATTCTTAACGGTTTCCATGGCACCCTTAAGCTCGCTTTCGAGGCCGTTGAGAAACGCCCCTTGGCTTGCTTTAGCTTGTGCAATGGCTGGACCCGTAAGGGCCATGCGTCCGTACAGGTACTTGGCCTTGATGACCAAATCCTTGTAATCGTTTTGGTCCGGCTCAGGCAGATCGGCGTTTTCGGTGCGGAAGCCGCCCGAGTTGTTACGATCCACACGAATCGGCATGATGACACGGCGGCCTGTCCACGTCATCTTGCGACGATTGAACAGATCAAAGATCATCATTTCGTTGTTAAGCTGATCCCGAACAGGACCAGCATAGTGGTCCTTCAGAATAGCGTCGATGTCGCTAAGCTCAAAGGCGGTAGGTAACGCCATTTTCTAACTCCTAAAAACCTTCCTTCAAGAGTCTTTCTGTGACTTCCTGAATGGAAGAAGCATTTGATTTATTACCGGGTGCCGATGAACGGCCTCCGGTGTGCCCGACTTCGGGCGGGATACCTTGGGGTGCAGAGCTAAGGCCTTGTTCTTCCAGATACCTAGCAATTGCTGACTCTTCGACCTCTGCAACGTGTGTGGAGTATGTTGACGCCAGTTCAGTCATATCGACACTAGGGTCATCAATGACTGCCTGAAGCAGCATTTCCGCTGGCACGTTTGGAAACAGAGATTCAATCTGAGCAAGCTCTCGCTCGATACTGGTGTATTGTTGCTGCTCACTGATTTCCATCATTGATTGCCGCAATACATCGACCTCCGAGACCTCTTCAGGCTCGGTATATGAATCGTATTGATCCTGCTGCTGGTTGCCGAGCAGTTCCTTCAAGTTTTTCAACTGAGTTAACTGCGCTTCAAGTTCAGCAACGCGGGTTTGGCTCTGCTCTGCCCGCTCTGCAATCTCATTACGATCACTAATCACTTTGGAAAACCGACTATACGGAACAGCGTGGCCCGAAGGCTCCGTCTCTTCTTCGTATTCGCTTTCGCCTTCGACAACCTCTTCCTCTTGTCCGTCAACAAAAGGCTGGTTTGCCTGGGCTGGTTGTTCGGTTTCTCCACCACGGAGTTGGGCGAGAACTCCTTCGCGTTGCTCATTGCTGAGAACAGACATTTTACGCCCTTTCATACGCGGATAACGCTCCGCTTGGCGAGTACGCACCTATCGGGATTCATACCCCAACAATAAGTCATCAAGAGGATTCGGCGCGAATTCTTCCTCTTGAGCATCTGCGAAGCGGCGGCCTGTAGCAGCCTCCCATTGTAGCATTTCGCCTACATTTGAAGGGCGGTGCTGCTGAATGACCTCCGCTACGATGTCATCTACTTGATCTAATCCCATCAATGCAAGCCCAGTTGCAATCACAATATCATCATGCTTTCCGCTTGCCGCTTCTACTTTTCCTCTGGAATTATAGACAAGTGCGTTAGCTTCGGCCTTAAAATTGTCGTCCGTAACCTCGCACCAGCCCCTTGTAATATACTCGTACAATCGGGATAGTAACAGGTTTCGGCTTTTGGCGTTGGTATTGAACCCGTACCTAGGCGTAAACATCCCTTTTACCTTATCCCAATACTGATCCCGGTACTGCCGGGGGTACGACTTCTCCTGAAGGTGCTCAATAATGGAAAGTCCGTAGCTGTTTGACTCAACGACGGCCAATGCCTGGTATTTATCAGCCATCTCGTGGACGATTTCTTTGAAGTCTGATGGGGCCAGGTGGTCATAATAGCTTGCTGCCATTTGAACCTTGGTTGTGTCGGAGACATCGAGCAACATGATTGCGGAGTAGTCACCTCCCGGCGACCCACTGGCCGTATCAACGCCCATGGCGTAAACATGGAACTTTTGGGGCTCCTTGTAGATCCTGAGCCCGGCAGTGGTGCCCGAGACTGGCCACGGGTCGGGGAAGAACCGGCTTCCGCTGGTCACAAAGGCCATCTCAGCAGAGATGGGGAACTCTTGGTTGAAAATCTGCCAGTTGTTTGCGCACTTCGTCCGAAGGACGTGAACCATCCAGTTAGTCTGGGCCTCGTTCAGGTCGTGTTTGCTTGCATACTCTCGTTCGAGCTTTGACAGGTCTTTGAATACGGCTTTCTTGCGGGTGTATCTGGCGTCAATGGTCCAGGCCATGAACATTTTTGTGAAGCCGTTTTCGGACTGCCACATTTCATAGGCTTCATTCAGTCCGTTGGCTGTGGACTCAAGGATA